TGACGGTGGTATCGTCATCGAGACTAAACAGGACGTTACCGAGATCATTGAGGCTAACAAGGCTCAGTTAGATTTCGATAAAGAGCGAAAAGGGCATCTTAACGATCTGCACCATGTAGCCAGAATTCCTTTTACGGTTATAGATGTACTGAACCAGATGGGGATTATGAAGGGCTTTAACGTGGTGGATGACGTTGGGTTTGCTAAGTGGCTCAATGACCCTGATAATGCTGTCTGGAAAACGTATCGAGGAACCATATGAGAGTTGGTGTTTGCGTACCATGTAGGGATGAGGTTCACACAGGTTTTGCTTTTGATTTTGCTCGGATGGCTGCTCATGATGCGTCAGTCCGGTGTAAAAATAGCAAAAATGGGTTAAGCCTATATACGATGCCGGGAACGCTGATATTTGACCAGCGTGAGAAGTTGGCAGAGGTGGCGTTAAAAGAGGGTTGCGACGCTGTGTTGTTTATTGACAGCGATATGCGGTTCCCTCACGATTTGATTACTATTTTGCTAAGTAGAGAAGTGCCGATAGTTGGAGTTAATGCAACGACTAGACGTAAACCGGTAACTCCTACTGCAAAGACTCTTGAGATTTTGCGTGATGGTGATGTGATTACGCATAAGTGGGGGAATATAGACTCAAGAGGAAAGCAAGGGATAGAACAGGTTGCGGCTGTAGGTTTTGGTGCGGTTCTTATCCGGAAAGAAGTATTTGAAGGAATAAAGCGGCCTTGGTTTGATGCTGGATGGGGGCCAAATGGTGTATGTGGGGAAGATGTTTATTTCTGCATAAAAGCTGGTGATGCAGGTTTTGAAACGTATGTTGACCATGATTTGTCGATGCACATAAGACACATAGGCACATACGAATATGGCTGGAAAGATTTTGAGCAGCTAGAGGAATAAAATGGCATTTACGAGCTATAGCGACCTAAAAACTACGATTGCTGGCTATCTAGCTCGTAGCGATCTGGATTCTGTGATTCCAGATTTTATTCGTCTTGCTGAGGAACGTCTTTCAAGAGAGCTAAGAATCCGGCAAATGTTGATTGTTGCAACTACAACAACAACAGGAGGCGATTCTAAGGTTGGGCTTCCATCGAGCTTTCTTGAGATGCGAGATATTCACTTGAATACTACGCCTATCTCAACGCTCAGATACAAGGCTCCTAATTCCTTTTACGAAACAGCAAGGGTTACGGACTCTGGTAAGCCAGTAGATTACACAATCTTAAGTTCTGAAATCCAACTAGCTCCTACTCCAGATACGGCTTATACAGTTCAGATGCTGTATTACTCAAAGCCTACGTTATTAAGTGACAATAATTCCAGTAATGTCTTTTTGGCTAATTGCCCCGATGCACTACTTTATGGTGCTTTGGCTGAGGCAGAGCCATACTTAATGAACGATGAAAGGTTGCAGATTTGGGGTTCTATGTATGATCGAGCAGTAAATTCCATTTCTGTTGCAGATCAGGCAAGCGAGTATTCTGGTCAGCCGATGTCAATGTCTTACAACGTGAGGTAAATCATGGCAGAAATGTCTAATTATCTGGAGGATGCGCTAATTAACGCTACTCTACGAAATACGTCTTATACAAGCCCTACGACGGTTTATGTGGCTTTGTTTACTACTGATCCTACTGATGCTGGTACTGGCACAGAGGTTTCTGGTGGTTCTTATGCGCGTGTTTCGGTGTCATTTGGTGCGCCTAGCAATGGCGTAACGACGAATAGTGGTGCGGTTACATTCCCTACAGCTACAGGTTCATGGGGAACTATTACGCATATTGGGTTGATGGATGCTTTAACTACCGGCAATCTGCTGTATCACACAGCGTTAGATGCTTCTAAAGCAGTTGCTAGTGGTGATATTTTCACTATTGGTACTGGAAATCTTAGCGTTACATTGGCCTAAATTATGCCGTTCGTACTTGCTGATAGGGTTAAAGAGACAACTACCACTACTGGTACTGGCACAGTTACGCTTGCTGGTGCTGTTACTGGTTTTCAATCTTTTTCTGTCATAGGCAATAACAATGTCACTTACTACACCATTACTGACGGAACTAATTGGGAAGTTGGTATTGGTACTTATACGGCAAGTGGAACAACTCTTTCCAGAACAACGATTCTTTCATCTAGCAATTCTGGATCAGCCGTTAATTTCCCTGCTGGAACAAAAGATGTCTTTGTAACTTCCCCAGCGTCTAAGGGCTTGTACGCAGACAATAGTGGATTTGTTGGCATTGGAACTATAGTACCAGCTAAAGAACTGCATATTTCGTCGGTAGATGCTAACGGAACAACATTAAGATTTGAAAATACTGATACGACAGTTGTACTCAATGATTCTCTAGGGAATATTGAGTTTTTCAGCAATGACGCATCAACAAATGCAAATGGTGTAAGAGCAAAGATAGCTGCTATTGCTACTGGCGCTACTGGTGGTACAGCACTAAGAATGTATGCGACTGCTGCTGCTTCTACTACGTTGGTAAATGCTGCTAGCGTTACCAATACAGGGCTTTCTACTACGATTCTCACAACTACCACCGGGATTAATAATAAGACTATTGATTACGGCACAGTAGTAATGACTAATGCTGATACGCAGACAGATGTTGATTTAACGGCAAGATTTACCGCTGCTCAAAACTACAACTATTACATGAGAGTTGAGGCCAATGGTCTTTATGACAATGGCTCAGGAACCTATGCCAGACTGTTTAAGTATTGGCAACAGAATATTAACTATAGCGGTACAGCATTTGTAATTGCTGGTGCTAACCTAATTGGAACGGTATACAACTCTGACGCGACTAATTTCCCTGCTGGTGCTGTTAATGCGAGTAAGGTTCTGACGGTAGTTAGTGCTACGACAGTTGTTTTGCGGTTGCAGAATCGAACTACTCCTGCTGCTGGCTCAACAACTTACTACACTTATGTAGTGGAAGTATTGCCGAACTAAGGTGGCCTATGTATTTTGATGAGCATAATGGGTACAGCATACGCTTAATAGATCAGCGTCCTAAAAATAGCGTTATCCAGATCAATATTTACAACTCAGCTATCGAGGGTAATAGCTTCGCATCTCTGGTTCAGCTAGATGATACGTTTACCATGAGCTTAGATCAGTTCTTTGTATCTCTCAAGGATGATGGCACTCTTGATTCTTTGATTGCAAAAGCGCAACAGATTTTCGATTCTTATACGGAACAAATATAAATGTTTGGTTATCAGCCACTTGCTAGCGCTGCAATATCTGAACAGCGCGGGAATTCTGTCTATGCAAGTGCGTCTGTAACCGCTTCTGCTTCTGCTAGTTGCGCTGCTGGCTTAATTTCAAGTAACGCAGCAAGCATATCCGCATCTGCTTCTGTATCAGCTGCCGCTAGTCTAACGGCTAGTGGTATTGCATCAATATCCGCACAGGCAACGGTAACAGGACAAGCCTTTGTAACGCTAGGGGCTGCTTGTTCAATAACTTGTGATGCGTCTGTTCAGTCATCTCAGACTGTTTATCGAGGTGGTTCAGGATCAATTACAGGATCAGCAAATTTAACTGCTATTGGCTCGTTGCTGATTGAAGGCGTAGCTAGTGTATCTGCCTCTGCATCTGTAACGGCATCTGCTAACTTCATTAGAAGTGCTGTAGCTAGTGTTTCCTGTGAGGCATCTGTTAGTTGCAATGCCTCATTCCAATACAATGCTTCTGCTAGTGTTGTAACTGAAACAAGTTTATATGTTGTTGGAAACATTACGGCTAATGCTAGAGCTAGTGTTTTTGCAAATAGCCTTCTTGCTGTTTCTGGCTATATCATTGGTGAGGAATGGTCTGCTGTTAGCGGAGAAGTAAATAACTGGTCTAATGTTAGTGCAAACAGTAATAGTTGGAGTGTTGTTGTTGCAGATCAAGCAAGCTGGAGCGATTCATCTGCTTCTACAAGTCAATGGAATGAAAGCGTCACAGAAGGTACTGTATGGCTACGTCAAGGATAAAGTTTTCGGAATGGTTGCCAGATCAGCCGGGGGTAACTGGTAATTTGTTACAGGCTGAGAATTGCATACCTGCTCAGAATGGCTATGAGCCTGTTCTTTCAGAAGTTGTATTTGGGAATGGGGCTTCTGAGAATCTATTGAATACGTTTTCCGGCAAATTTGCTGGAGCATCTACGCTATTTGCTGTTAGCAATTCGAAAATATTTAAATATAACGGTACTACGCTAAATCTTGATGCGATTAATACCACAGGATTAACGTCTACTGAATCGTGGGATGTTACTCAGTTTGGCAATAAGCTAATTTTAGCTAATGGTAAGGAAAAGTTGCTGTCTTATACGCTAAATGTCAGTAGTTCATTTGCTGAATTATCGGCTAATGCGCCTATAGCAAAGTATGTAACGGTTGTCAGGGATTTTGTTGTCGCTGGCAATGCTGCGAGCTATGAAAACAAGCTGTATTGGTCTGACATCAATGACGAGACTGATTGGGTTCCGGGGGCTGCATCTCAGTCTGATACTCAAGTTTTGCCCGATGGCGGCAATATTGTCGGTTTGACTGGTGGTGAGTTTGGTTTAGTGCTTATGGACAATGCGATTTATCGCATGAGTTACATAGGAAGTCCGTTATTTTTCCAATTTGATGCTATTTCTAGGTCGCTTGGGTGTTTTGCTGCTGGTAGCGTAGCGCAATACCAAAATGTTACCTATTTCCTTGCAAGTGATGGCTTTTATGCCTGTAATGGTCAGGAAATTAGGCCGATTAGTAGCCAGAAAATTGATAAATGGCTATTTGAAAACATGAACGTCAACAGAATTGACAAAATGTCATCAACTGTTGATCCAATCCGTCGGTTAATTTTGTGGTGCTTTGTTGCTCAGTCTGGTGAAAACATCTTATTGGTCTACAGCATTGACTTGAATAGGTGGTCTTATGCGATTACTACGGCTACAACTATATCTGTAACGATTACACCGTCTGTAACGCTTGAATCGCTTGATAATTACAGCATAAGCATTGATGCGCTTGGTGTTTCTCTTGATGATCGTCAATGGGCTGGAGGAAACTCGATCTTTTCAGGTATTTCCGGCTCGGATATTGTCACTTTTAACGGCTCTAGGAAAACTTGCTCATTAGTAACTGGCGATATTGACGTTGGCAGGGCTGTTTTGAGATTGGCTAGGCCAGTAGTTGATGTTGGTAGCGGCTCCGTATCTGTTGCTGTTAGAAACTTGCTAAGTGACGATATTACGTTTTCTGATCCTGTATCGGCTGATTCAGAAGGTAGATGTTCTGTTAGATATGCAGGAAGGTATATCAGATTAGAAACAATACCATCTGGTAATTGGAAAACTGCTTTAGGCGTTGATGTTGACGTTATTGGTCAGGGTAAACGATGACTCAGTTTCGTACTTTGCCGCCATTTGGAGGGGATCAGAGAGCCGTTGCTGAAGTTGTTCGTGGTGTTATGGATGGGAAAACGAACAATACTGGAACTCTTACCCTAGCGACTGGTAATGCCACCACAACGACCCTTTACGACGAGCGTATAGGCTATGACAGCCTTATTTTCTTTACGCCTATGTCTGATAATGCTGAATCTGATTCAATGCCTTATGGAGCGTTTCAGAGCCTTGCAGACCAAGCTATTACGGCTAACACAGCCACAGCGATGACGTTAGATACGACGGATTATTCTAATGGCGTTTACATTAGCAACAATTCAAGGATTAACGTCAGGAACTATGGTGTTTATAATCTGCAATGGTCTGGTCAATTCCAGAATACAGATAGTCAATTGCACGATGTTAGCGTTTGGATAAGGAAAAACGGTTCTGACGTTACTGGATCGACAGGGTTTATTTCTGTGCCTAATAGTCATGGCGGTGTTAACGGTCATGCTATTGTCGGCTGGAACTATTTCCTAGAGTTGCAAAAAGATGATTATATTGAGCTTTATTGGTCTGCTACTAATGCGGCTATCAGTTTGGAGTTTTACCCAACGCAGACTAGCCCGACTAGACCGAGTACAGCATCACTTATAACAACAATGAACTATGTTTCTACATCTGCAACAACTAACTTGTATGTGTCAAATAGGCAACAAGGTTCGGCTACTGTGAACCATTGGGCAAATAACACAGCAGACAAAACTTACGGATACATCATAGTCGGATGACTGAATTCAACTTTATACCGCAACAGGAGCTTAGAAATTGGTGGCCTACGATCAAACCGGGGTTAGAAGAAATTAAGGCAAAAAGTCCTGAGCCTTGGATAGTTGAGGATGTGTACGTTGATCTGTTTAATCAGAAATCGATGTTATGGGTAGCGTTAGAAAATAAGCATTTTGTAGGTTTTTTTGTATTACAGCCACTAGGCCATGAATTGCATATTTGGGCTGCGTGGGCATTAGAAAACGATTATCAAAGGGTTGAAAAAGGTTTACAATTCATTAAGAATATGGCACAGAATTCTGATGTCAAATACTTAACCTTTTCCAGTCATCGTCAGGGTTGGCAACGTAGGGCGAGTCATTACGGATTCCGTCCTAGAAAATGGATTTG